GGAGAGTGACTATAAGAGGAAATGCGTGGACTTTCTTGATAGGGTTGCTCGACAGAAGATTGAACCTTTTATTGATAAGTGTTATCAAGAACTTGCTGTAGGTATGAATGCCTACTCGCAGAAGATGTCAATGAAGCGAGAAGCAATCGCAGAGCGTGGCATTTGGACTGCGAAGAAGAGATACATTCTGAACGTGTGGGACAACGAGGGTGTAAAATACAAAGAACCCAAGTTGAAGATGATGGGTATTGAAGCAGTCAAGTCATCTACACCGGGCATATGTCGTTCTGCGATTGGTGATGCTTTGAAGATTGTGATGGAAGGTAGTGAGTCCGAACTCCAAGAGTTTGTCGCAGAGTTTCGTCGCAAGTTTTCGTCGTCTCCGTTTGAGGAAGTAGCATTCCCAAGAGGGGTTAGTATGATCCATAAATATAGAGATAGTGCGACACTTTTTAGAAAAAACACACCAATTCATGTGCGAGGTTCTTTGGTTTTCAATCATCAGATTACGGAGAGAAAACTGACGCAGAAGTATGAGTTGATAAACGAGGGTGAGAAAATCAAGTTCTGTTATTTGCGTATGCCAAATCCTATGAAGCAGAATGTGATTTCAGTCCCTAATGTATTACCACCAGAGTTTTCTGTTCAGGAATACATAGATTACGATACACAGTTTACGAAGGCATTCCTTGAACCAATGAAGGTCATACTCGACACCATTGATTGGAAGGTAGAAAAATCAGCATCATTGGAGGATTTCTTCTCGTGAAGGACATTCCATCAGAGTACCTTGATTATGACTTTGGTTTCACTGGAGTCAGTGAAGAAGAATATCAAGGTCAAATCAAAAAAGTTGAACAGAGTATTTCCGTTGAAGCAAAACAAAAGATTCAGGAAATTGAGGCAGAGAAAGATAGGAGGGTCGGTGATCTTGAGGAAAAGATTACAGACCTTGAAAAGATTATCATGCCACTTCTCGTCAACCTTTTGAAGACGGCAGATAAAGAATACATCTATTGGCCAGGAAGAGCAGAAAAGGTTCAGGCACAGATTGATCGTGTGTTGGAGATCACACGAGAATGATTTTTGGATACCTAACATTGTTTGTTGCTTTAGCAATTTCGGCAGTCGCTGCTTGGTATTCGATTATCGGATTGATGGCAATCTTTTCGGCATCAGCAGTTGCAATTGCAATTATGGGTGGGGTGCTTGAGGTTGGTAAGGTATTGACCGCATCTTGGTTGTATCAAAACTGGAGTAGAACTCCGTTTTTACTCAAGTCGTATCTGACTATTGCGGTGTTTGTTTTGATGTTCATTACAAGTATGGGTATCTTTGGATTTTTATCAAAAGCACACATTGAACAGACAGGTGACCTGAACGTTGTTGAAAACCAAATTGAATTGATTCAAATTCAGATAGACAGAGAACAAAAAGACATTATACGAAATCAAGGTGCGTTGGATTTGCTTGATGGTGCTTTGGCAAGATACACAGAGTTGGGTGCAGTCACCAAAGGATTACAAGCAAGGCAAGAGCAAAAACCAGAACGTGATGCACTGAACCTTGCGGTGTCTACATCGGGTGAGGAAATTGCAAGGTTACAAGAAGAGCAATCAAAACTTCAATTACAAGTCAAAGCATTTGAAGTTGAGGTTGGACCGATCCGATATGTTGCAGATTTGTTGTTTACAGATGCTGACTTAGAACGTGCGGTTCGTTGGGTTATTATTGTGATTATCTTTGTTTTTGACCCACTGGCAATTCTATTGGTGATTGCGGCAAATATGACACTCCGTGATGAGTTTGAAAAACGCAAGGTTGTTGAACTTGATATAAAACCAATTAAATCCCCAATTACACCCAAACCAAAACCAAACCCAGATTATGACGTTGAAGCAGAGGAGTGGTTTAGTGCTACCAATGCTGACGACAACTTTGAAAGTGATGTAAAAATTAAACGTCCCCAAAAATGGTCAGTACAGACATATAAAGATTCTAGTGGTAATACTGGCACAGTCAAAATAAAAAGTGATTGACAAAACAATTACTTATTGGTATAATGTCTAAAATTTAATGGAGATTTTATGAGTAGTTTCTTTCGTGATATGGTAAAGCAGATTGGTGATCCCGATACACACATTGCTGCAGATGGGTCAAACTCATCGGAGTTTTCGGGTACAGTCGATACTGGTTCATACATCCTCAATGCCGCACTCAGTGGCAGTATCTTTGGGGGAGTCCCCAACAACAAGATCACTACATTCGCAGGTGAGTCAGCAACAGGTAAGACATTCTTTGTGATGGGTATCGTCAAACAGTTTTTGGATGACAACCCCGAAGCGGCAGTGTTCTATTACGACACCGAAGCAGCAGTCACAAAGTCAATGATGGAACAACGAGGCATTGATGTCAATCGTGTCATCATCGCAGAACCAGAAACAATTCAGAAGTTCCGTCACCACGCACTTCAAGTTGTGGAAAACTATTCACAGCATAGTGACCCACCCCCAATGATGATGGTCTTGGATTCCTTGGGTCAGTTGTCTACCACCAAAGAGATTGAAGACACATCGGCAGGAAGCGAGACACGAGACATGACCAAGGCACAAGTGCTGAAAGCAACATTCCGTGTGCTAGGTCTCAAGTTAGCAAAAGTCAATGTGCCACTTCTGGTGACCAACCATGTGTATGATGTTGTGGGTTCGTATATTCCAACCAAAGAAATGTCGGGTGGTTCGGGTCTAAAGTATGTGTCGTCTACAGTCGTCTACTTGTCAAAGAAGAAAGAAAAGGATGGTACAGAAGTTATCGGAAATATCGTCAAGGCAAGGATGCACAAGTCACGATTTACTCAAGAGAACAAGGAAGTTCAAGTGCTTGTCTCTCACACCAAGGGTCTTGACCGATACTACGGTTTACTTGACTTGGCAGAGAAGTATGGAATCTTCAAGAAGGTATCCACACGATACGAGATGCCAGATGGGGCAAAGGTCTTTGGTAAACAAATTATGAAAGAACCCACAAAGTATTTCACTGACGATGTACTGAAGCAGTTAGATGATGCCGCAAAGAATGAGTATATGTACGGCAATGAAATCGCAGAGGAACAGAATGAAGTACACACTGATTGAGCACAAGGATGCTGATGAGCAATGGGCGGTGATGCTGTCCGAAGGCAAGTACGAAGGTCTTGTTTATAAGTATGGAAAGATTGACTTCCACGAAAGTGATGATCAAGAAGTTGCATCACTGTCTTTTGAATATGATGTATTGGAACCAATTGACATTGATGTCGAGAACTTGACGGGCCAAGACTACGAAGAGTTCAAGACTATGATTGGTGACATTTTAGTTGAATTGATTGAGGCATCCATTGATTACCACGAGAATAGAAACGACGATACTGAAGCATCTGATCAATGATGAGGATTACACACGCAAAGTTATTCCATTTCTAAAATCAGAATACTTCAGTGAAAGCACAGAGCGACTGCTACTTGATAAGATCGTAGATTTTGTCAACGAGTACAACACTGTGCCGACTCGTGAGTCATTACTCATTGAGTTAGATAAGGATGAAAAGATTGCGGATGGCGAGTTTCAGAATGCGACTGAACTCGTCAAGAATCTAGTCATTGAAGAGCAAGTTCAGAAAGAGTGGTTGCTAGACCAAACCGAAACCTTTTGTCAGGAGCGGGCAGTCTATAATGCTATTATGAACAGCATTCAAATTATTGATGGTAAGGACAAAGAACAAGGAAAGGGAGCAATCCCAGATATTCTCACTAAGGCATTATCTGTGTCATTCGACACGCATATCGGGCATGACTTTTTAGAGGATTACAGTGAGCGTTATGAATTTTATCACAGAAAAGAAGAAAAGATTCCGTTTGATATTGAACTACTCAATCAAATCACTAAGGGTGGTTTGTCACGCAAGTCTCTCAATATTATTCTTGCCGGTACGGGTGTGGGTAAATCTTTAGCGATGTGTCACATGGCATCTTCAAACCTTATGGATGGGAAGAATGTCTTTTACATCACGATGGAGATGGCAGAAGAGAAAATCGCAGAAAGAATCGACGCAAACCTCCTAAATGTGTCATTAGATGATTTGAAGTCTATGCCACAACAAATGTATGAGAAAAAAGTCAAGCGAGTCAAAGAGAAGACACTTGGCAAACTGATCATCAAAGAATATCCAACCGCATCAGCACATGTTGGACACTTTCGTCATGTAGTCAATGAACTTGGACTGAAGCGAAACTTTACACCAGACATCATCTATATTGACTATCTCAATATTTGTATGAGTCAAAGAATACGAGCAGGGAGCAATGTCAACTCATACACCTATGTCAAAGCAATCGCAGAAGAGTTGCGAGGACTTGCGGTTGAAAAGAACATACCAATTGTTTCTGCGACTCAGACAACGAGAAGTGGATATAGTAACTCAGACCCAGGGATGGAAGACGTTTCAGAGTCGTTCGGACTACCAGCAACCGCAGACCTAATGTTGGCGATGATCAGCACCGAAGAATTGGAAGACCTTGATCAAGTAATGATCAAGCAACTCAAAAATAGATATTCCGATCCGGGGTCTAATAAGAGGTTCGTCGTTGGAATTGATAGGTCAAAGATGCGATTGTTTGATGCCGAAGAAGGTGCACAGGATGACATTTTAGGTTCGGGAATACCAGACAAACCTCTAAATACTGTCGGCAACAACGAGAAGCGAGACTTCAGTTCTCTGAAAATATGACCGAAAAACTAGAATACAAGTCTGTCTTTATCAGTGATGTGCATCTAGGAACAAAGGCGTGTAAAGCAAAGAGATTACACGCATTCTTAGATTCATTCGTTGCAGAGAACTTGTATTTGGTTGGGGATATTGTTGATGGTTGGGCACTCAGACGCAAACATTATTGGACTAAAACTCAGACAGAAGTCATTCGTAAAATCCTAAAATTATCGGAGAGGATGAATGTTTATTACATTGCTGGCAATCACGACGAGTTTATTAGACCGTTTTTCAAATACGACTTCCAGTTTGGTCGATGCCAAATTGTCGATTCTTGTGACTATTTCGGCATTGATGGACGTAAGTATCTTATTACTCATGGGGATCATTACGATCTTACAATGAAGGTTCCATCATTTATAATCAATTTCTTTGCCCATATTTGGGATTATATTCCACATAAAGAAGAGAATAGTTCATTCACTAATAGGATGTATAAAATTTTTGGAACTGAAAACGTTATCAAAAAACATATCAACCTGCGGGGATATGACTGTGCAATTACTGGACACACGCACTCACCTAAGATCAAAGAATCTTACATGAACTGTGGAGATTGGGTCACAAACTGCACGGCACTCGTTGAGCATTTAGATGGAACTTGGGAACTTCTCTACAATAATCCTTCAACTGATTGATTTTTTTCACAATAAAAGTTTCGCAAAGGGGGTTTACAAGACCCCCTTTTTTTGTAATAATGTACATGTTGATTGAGAAGAGAGAAAGTTATGTTGAAATATGAAAATCTTGCAGAAGTTGGTATGGTTATCCGTGGTTATGATTTCCGTGGCACTAAGGGTGCTTACATTGAAGGTAAAGTGATTGCCAAAGGTGCGATTACTCATCCTAAGAATGGTATGTACTTGTTTGAAGGTTACACCATCATCGTTGAGAAAGACGGTGCTGAGTTTGGTCGTGAAGGCGAAGAAGCATACATCCCGTTTGAGACAAGCATGGACTACGATGGTCGTGTTGAGTTGATCGATACTTGTGATAATGATGCAGAGTATGAGTTGGCAGTTCAGATGATGAAAGAATTAAACGCAGAACAAAACTGTATGGTGAATGTATAATGAACGAAATTGAAGAGTTGCAGTTGCGGGTAGAAACACTTGAAAATTTTATTCGTGAATTTGCAAAACCAACGGCAATTGGACTAGAGCAATTATGGGAAATGGTTTGCCGTGATGTATTGGATATGCCTGTTCCAAGTGGTATTGACCTTAGAGATATCGTAAAACAATACCCAGAACTTACAGGACTTCCTGGACTATATGAGGTTGAGTAATGAAAGAAGTATTTGAAGCAATCGAAGAGATTGAAACAATGTTGGAGCGTAAGGTTGAGTGGAGTCTCACTGACTACGTTGAAAAACGTGAGATTGATCCATACTTGACCCAAGCATACAATGGGTTGATGGGTTTGAAGATCATGGCAGAAGATGTCGAGCGGGAGAATCAGTTATGATTCAAGTCTTGAGAGAGACCACCAAGGATTTGCTACCCCACACTTACTATGTTCACAAGAAGTCTGGTAAGTTGGTAGCATTCCAAGGTATGGATGAAAAAGATGTAAAAGTTTTTACAAAACCCTTGACATTTGGTAAGAGATATCGTAAATTTGAAGTGTTGGGAGAGATTGAGGAAATCAAATGAATCTAGTGGCTGCTTGGGGTAATAACGAAGAGACTTGCCGTTTGGCAGAAAATGTTGTCAACTACTGTATTGGCAAGTTGATGCCCCGAATGAAGACACTTGATGTTTGCATCCAAATTGACGGTGATTGTGATGCACTTGGTTATTGTTTAGCAGTCACCCCACGAGAGTTTGTCATTGAAGTCAAAGAAGACATCGACACTTACACACTGATAGAAACACTCGCACACGAATGCGTCCACATCAAACAATACGCTAGAAAAGAACTTGCTATTGACGGTAAGATGGAGTACAAAACACAAGAGGAGTATTTGAACCTTTGGTATGAAAAGGAAGCGTATGCACTTGAGGGAGTATTAGCAAAGGAGTTTATCGAGGAATATAAATAATTGATGCAAAGATTACAAGCATTTCTGTCTGAAGAAAAGAATGTTCACATGGAGCACCTTGAGGATTTGGTTCTCAACGATGGTGTAGATGGCACTCGTCAGGCAATCAACTTTTTACAGTCATTACGAAATATGATGTCGGGTCGGTCAACACAACCGATCAACACGACAGTGAAGTGGGATGGAGCACCCGCTATATTTGCGGGAATAGACCCCAGAGATGGGAAATTTTTTGTAGCAAAAAAAGGAATCTTCAATGTTCAACCATTATTGTACAAAACTCAAAGCGAAATACGAAGTGCTAAAGAACTACCTACAGACCTTAAATCAAAGTTTGCAATTGCACTATCTGAATTTTCAAAGTTGGGTATCACGGACATTATCCAAGGTGATCTCTTATTTACAAAATCTGATCTCAAGAAAACAAAAATAGATGGAGAATCGAACCTGACGTTCCAACCAAACACAATCGTGTATGCGGTTCCTGTTGGTTCTGGTTTAGCGGGTAAGATTGGTCGTGCGAAGATTGGTGTCATTTGGCACACCAAGTATACTGGTAAGTCGTTAGAGTCAATGAAGGCAGACTTCACTGCTGACATTGTGGGCAAACTCAAAAAGACATCATCGGTGTTTATGGATAACGCAACCTATCGTGATGTGTCTGGTGTCGCAACCTTTACCGAAGACGAGACCACCGAAGTGACAAGTTTGCTGTCCACTATCGGACGCAAGTTCAGAGGTGTCGATGCATCCGTGATGAATGCAATCGCAGAGAACAATGATTTAAATACTCGCATCAAGGCATTTATTAATAGCAAAGTCCGTGATCAAGAAGACATCGGGTCACCTCGTGCGTTTGTCCGTGACTTAGTAGATTATCTGATTACATATTATGACGAGCAGATTGAGTCAAAGAAGACTGAACGAGGCAAAGCACCTGCTCGTCAGAAGAAAGAAGATATGCTAAAGGTGGTAACACAACCAGAAGCACTTGTCGATATCTTCACGATTTATAAAGATATCCAAAAAGTCAAGTCAATATTCATCAAAAAAATGGACACAACAAAAAGTATTGGTACATTCCTCAAAACCAAGGATGGATACAAAGTGACAGAACAAGAGGGATATGTTGCGATTGATCATTCAGGAAATGCAATCAAACTGGTTGATCGACTGCAATTTAGTTATGCAAACTTTTCACCAGAAGTCCTCAAGGGATGGCAAAAAGTATAAATAGATGGTAATGTAATCAGGTAAGTCTAAGGAAAACCCTGTGAAGAAAATTGTATTTGCTTTTGGTCGGATGAATCCTCCGACTGTTGGTCATAAGAAACTCGCAGACAAAATCAATGCTGTCGCTCGTAAGGAACGTGCCACTGCAAGAATCTACTTGTCTCATACCTCTTTACAAATTGATCCAAAAAATAAGAAAGACCCCCTTTCATACGATCAGAAAGTCAAGTTCGCAAAACAAGCATTTGGTAATATGGTGACCAAATCAGATGCGAAGACTGTTATCAATGTGCTAAAAGAACTTCAAACAGAAGGTTTTACTGATATCATTATGGTAGCAGGATCAGACCGTGTTCCAGAATTTGACCGTTTGCTTAACAAATACAACGGCAAAGATTATACATTTAATAGCATTGATGTCCAATCGGCAGGGGAAAGAGACCCTGATTCCGAAGGTGTTACTGGCATGAGTGCAAGCAAGATGCGTCTTGCGGTTCAGAATAATGATATGGTCAGTTTCAAGAAGGGCACACCTAAAGGCATTGATTCTGAAGAAATGTTCAATGCCGTAAAGAAATCTATGGGACTGAATGAGATAATAAAAGAAGAATTACAACTCACCGAAGCAGACCTAGAAGTTGATGATGATGAACTAGACCGTGAGTTGTTTGGTATCGACACCAATGACGATGATGAGTTTGATGAACTTGATCCTCAAGACTCCGACATTCCTGCTTTGGACTTTCTAATTCCAGATGACGAATTGGGCGATAAGGACGATGAAGAGGAGAAAGACCTCCAAGAACGCAAACCACTGACACTTCAGCAACGTCTAAAGATGGGTCGTCGGATGAAACGACTCGCACCACGTTTGGCACGTTTCCGTAAAATCAAGGCAAAACGTGTTGCACCTCCAGACCGTTTGGCATATCGGGCACGAAAGGCAGCACTGAACATTCTAAGACGCAAAGTTGCGGGCAAAATGGGTGCGAACTATAAAAACCTGTCTACGACACAAAAGATATCGGTGGATAAGATGCTTGAAAAGAAAAAGTCTGCTGTGGGTGCTTTGTCAAAACGTTTACTTCCAAAGGTTCGTAAGAAAGAAATGGAACGTGTGGCAAAGGCACGTTCAAGTAAGAACGAATCGTTCGACGCAATGTTTGAGGCATTTGACATCAACGCACAGTTTGAGCAAAAAGTTGCACAAGACCCAGATGTCAAAGATTTACCTGGCACACAACCCAAAAAGTATTACAAGGGACTCTCTGATAAAGAGAAAGAGGCACGGGCAAAGCAGTTTGCGAAAGGTGCTGATAAACCAGATAATGATCCTGCATCATACAAACCTGCACCGGGTGATAAGGGTGCGAAGACCAAACCGTCTAAGTACACTCAAAAGTACAAGCAGATGTACGGTGAGGCAGTTGGGGCGAGAGGTGACGATGACCGTGAAGCAGACAAGAACATTATCGTCCAACTCCGTAAGGCAGTAGACCTCAAAGGTGACCACCCGATTGTTTTTGATGATGGTCGCAAAGTCAAGGTTAAGGCGGGTGATGCTGCTAAAGTATTACAAGCATTTAATAAAATTCCAAAACCAATCGATAAGGCAAAGTTCCAACAGCACATCAGCAAGTCACACAGCAATATGAAACAAGTTTTGAGTGCTGGTGTGTATGACATTCCTCCTGCCAGAGCATCATATATCTCAAGTGAGAAAATTAATGAGATGTTTGGGACAGAGATGATGCTTGAGGATGCATTTGATGAACTGATTGATCAAATTGAACTGAACGAAGGAAAGGGTAAAAGACAGAATATCAAGTCATATAGTTTGTTCTATCTTGATCCTGCTCGTTCGCCACTGTCACACGCAGTCCCAACTGATAACTATCAGATTGAAGCAGATGATGTGGGTGGATTGCTGACACCAAAAATCAATCAGTTACTCCGTATGGGTATGGCAAAGCAAGGTGACTTAGAGAAATATCGTCGTGCGTTGAAATCAGGTGAAAAAGGATTGACGAATCCTGTATTGCGTAAGGCACTGTTAGATATCCTTGATAAACTCATTAACATCGTTGATGACGACACCGCAGCATTCCAACGTGTTCGTAATGCGGTACTCAAAGGTCGCACAGATACGGGTAAAATTGATGAGCAAGATGCGGTACAGAGAGCGAAAGAACGCATCAGTCGAGAGAAAGAATCAGACAAACAAAAGTTCGACGCTATCCTTGACAGAGCAAGATTGAGGGATACTCGTAACAAGAATAGGAAAGAGTCATATGACGATCTTGAAGAGAAGTCCATTGAAGGATTAAAAAAGAAATCTGAAAAGAGTGGTGTTCCATACGGTATCCTGAAGAAAGTGTATGATCGTGGAATGGCAGCATGGAAGACAGGGCATCGACCAGGTACAACACCACAACAGTGGGCATTTGCTCGTGTCAACTCATTCCTTACTGGTGGTAAAACTCGTACAACCGCAGACAAAGATTTGTGGGCAAAGGCAAGTGCTGCAAAGAAGGCAAAGAAAGAGTCATTTGCAAGTGAAAGTCTTTGGGCGAACATTCACAAAAAAAGAGAAAGAATCAAAAGAGGTTCTGGTGAGAAGATGAGAAAAGTTGGTGACAAAGGAGCACCGACACCAGCACAAATGAAACGTGCAAAAGGTGAATCTATTGAAGAATCAAAAAAACCAACAACTGCACAAATTCGCATGGCAAAACGCATGAAGAAATATGGTGTTGGTAAGAATGACGACTTCTATCTTTCTATGATGGACCCAGAGACTCGCAAGAAATACGAACCAAGTAAACGTCCTGCTCCGATGAAAGTCGAACCACCAAAAGGTAAAACATTCAATTGGTTGCGTAGAGAACAACAAGAGTCTGAATTAGAAGAAATGCCACGGTGGTTGCTTGAACCTTTGAGTAAGATTACCAACAAAAAAGGTTATGATTCAGCAAAGAAAGTTCTACAAGATGTTTTGACTCGCAAGAAAAAAGAAGCGGGTCGTAAGGGATTACAGCACACTATTGAATACTATGCACAGCAGATTGCCAGACAGTTTGATGGTGTGGATGCTCGTGTGTTGGCAAAGATGGTGAACGAACAAGAAGTGATGGGACCTGTTGAGGTTGGCACTGATGAGATTCGTAAGCGGTACTCCGATATGACACCGGGTCAAAGAGAGTCCTATCCAAGACACGCATTCAGAGTTGAAGATTTGGATGAACAGATTGAAGGTGGAGAAATTAGAGTAGGCAATTATAAAACTGAATTCTTTCATATGTGCCCTTTCGCAACTAAATTATATAGTAAAATTGACACCTTGATTGATGATATGCGTACTGCCGAACGATTAGCACAGTTGCAAGATCAATTGTTCTATCGTGAGAAATATATAATCCAAAATAATGAAGCATCACCAGAGGATGTGTCTATGGCACAAAATCTCGCAGACCAAATTATGACGATGGCAAGAATGGTTGGACTTGAACAAGAACACTCATACATTCAAGGTCACGTTGATAAAATTAAAGAGATTGCAAATCAAGACCTAACAGAATCTGAATATGAAGGGCGTAAAGTAAAACTCAACGATCCTTTCCGTACACCGAAAGGACCTAAAAAGTTTTCAGTATATGTTCGTAATGAAAAGGGCAATGTGGTCAAGGTGAATTTTGGTGATCCCAATATGGAGATCAAACGAGATGATCCAAATAGACGTAAATCATTTAGAAGTCGCCACAATTGTGACAATCCAGGACCGAAGACTAAAGCAAGGTACTGGTCATGTCGTATGTGGGAAAAAGGTAAAACAGTATCCGAATTAGATTAAAGGAGAATACTCATGGCAACTTGGGGAAGTAAGAAAAATTATGGACTTCCTGATAGCGTTTTGGATGCTGTCAGAGAAGTAGTAAGTGAAAAGAAACTTGATCCTGTCGATAAGAAAGCGGTCAAGAAAGATTTCGATGACCGAAAAGATCAAGACCTCGACAACGATGGTGATATTGATTCTACTGACAAATATCTACACAAGCGTAGAAAAGCAATCAGTAAGAATATTGATAATGATAAGAAGGACAAGGTTGACACTGATCCTAAATTAGATGAAAATCTTGACGAAGCAATGCGTGTGCTTGCAACTAAGGGTAAGACCAAAGTTGTCACAAAGGGTGACGGTGTTGCAAAAGTTATGGTCGGTGGCAAAGAAGTCGCATCTGGTGATTTGGATGACGGTGCGGGTGGATTCTTTATGTCACGCAAGGGTGAGAAGGGGCAGAAGTTCTTTGACTCCGCACAGAAGATTGCAGATTTCTATGCAGAAGAAGTTGAACTGACAGAACGTAAAGACACAGCAAATCTGGTTGCCAAGGCACTGAAGAAGATGGGTGTAAAACCCAACGCAAAAGAAGATGAAGTCATCAAAAAGATTCCTGATGTGTTGAAAAAGATGGGTATGCAACAAGTATTGAACATGATGAACAAGAATAAAGATTATAGAAATGATATGTTAGGTGATATTCTTGATGATTTGGGGGGGATGTAACCATGACTTTAGAACGCACTATTCGATCAATGTTCATCAAAGAGAATGTAGAACCGATTGTCGAAGACGGTCACGTTGACGTTGCATCGGCAAAACGTCAATGTAAGACAATCATTGAGGATGCACAAGCAATCATGAGTGCACTAAACTCAATGGATAACGAAGGTTCTCTTCCGACTTGGTGGACAAACAAGTTAGCAGTCGCATCTAATAGCATGAATAAGATGAACGACTACATTTCAAATCCAACCGAAATGAAAGAAGAAGTCGATAAAGATAAACTCCTCAAAGCATTGAAGAAGAAACTTTCTGATGAAGGTGGTGCAGCAGGAATGAAACCACTCAAGGATGTTGCTAAAGAAATGGGTGTTGATTTGACACCTGAGATGCTAAAGGGTATGGATGGCATTAAGCAACACAGAGATGGTGATTACATTTTAGAGGCAGTCAAATATCCTCATATGATGTATGATCCTAAAACTGGTAAGGGGGTTGAAGCAAAATCTCCAGAAGATCATGAGAAGTATGCCAAGATGGGATACACTCACGACAAACCAGAAGGAATGGAAGAAGTACGAGACCCATCTAAGTCAGGTGGAACTGGATACGACTTGTACCACAAGGATTTTTCATCTGCGATGAAACACGCATACGACTATGCGAAGAAGAAGTTGGGTGTTGATATTGATCCAAAAGAAATTGATAACAAGGTTGCATCTGGTCCTCGCAAACCATCTAAGGTCCT